ATGCTATCAGCATGTGTAAGGATTAAATATCCTGATGGCAAAATGGCTAGTTATCTAGATATAAAAGATCAAGATAGACTATATCTAGTTTTTACTATTAGAGAACTAACATTCCAACAAGGTAATGAATTAGCAGTAAGTGTTAAGTGTGATGCATGTGGAGAAACTAATCAAATAGAATTGATTAGAAAAAACTTTAGATTTCATGAAATTGATGAAAAAATATTCAAATATTTTAACAGATCTAGTAATTCTTTTGTTTTCAAAACAATCAATAATAAGCAATTTGAATTAACTCCACCAAATATTGGAATACAAAAAGCATTTACTGATTATATAATTAAAGAAAATAACGAAAATAAAAGTCCTAATTTATCATTCTTGAAAATTATTCCTTTTATGTTAGACGGAAGAAATAGTATAACATATGATGGCATAAAATCTAAATTGAGTGAATTTGAACAATTAGATGATATATCTTTCCAATTCCTAAATGCAGCTGTCTCTAAAATGACCTTTGGAATAAAAGACTTAATAAAAGAATGTACTAATTGTGGAGTGGAGGTCCGCAGCGAAATGCAATTTCCCAACGGAGCGTCAAGTATTTTCGTTGTTCATGATGCCTTTGAAGCCTTTATTAAAGAATAAACTTCTACTTCAGAAACATTATCATGTTAGTGAATTTTCTATCGATGAGTGGCCATTTTGGCTTCTTGAGGAAAATATTAAAATAATTAACGAATTAACCGAAGAAGAAGAACAACAAAGAAAATCTGAGGAATCTCAGCAAAACAAATCTATGAACATGGGGAATTTTAACCCATCAAACATAATGAATAACTTCAATAGTAGCTTACCTAGTGGATAATAAAAAACCCAGATATCACTATCTGGGTTTTTTATTTTAAACAACTTTATAAATATATTTCTTATTACTCACATTATATATTCTAATAACAAAAAAACCCAGATATCACTATCTGGGTTTTTTTGTTATTTTATTATCTAAATTATGAGTTAATAAATCCACCTGCTGAAATCGCTCCAGTTCTAAGTATTGTGATGTTATTCACGATTATACCCATACCCTTAATTGGTTCAACATAAGTATCAATTACACCTATTTGGTTATCAATTATCTCAGCTGTGTTGTTCTCTTCATCAATCTTGTTGAAGTAATTGAATAGACCACTTTGAGCAACGTATTTTTCACAAATAACATCTGCTGCCAATTTTATTGATGCTCTTATCTCAGGAGTATTGAAAGTCCATTGGAAGTCTAATAACATTCTAGATAATTCTCTTTCAAGTTCGATCAATACTTCTCTAACGTGTATTAAAGAAAGTGCTGATTTAACAAGTACTTGAGCTGTATTTTCAGTTTCAATTACGAAACCTCTATTTCTCTTAAATGTTAATGGATTCATTTGAGCTTGATTTAAGTATTCAAGATCAGAAGGAGCAAATATTTGCTCTAAGTCTAGGATACCATTGATACGACCATTATTAACACCCGCAGCGATTGTCCAAGGAGTAATACTAGTTGTAGTACTTGTATGTTTTCTCATAAAAGTTAGTCCGACATAAGCCGCTGGTGGAATCTCAATAATTCTACCGAAATCATCAACTTGAACATATGGTAAGAAGTAACCTACTGTTGTAACACCAGCACCTTTACCAAAAGAATACAAGAATGAAGGATTACTTTCCGGATTACCACCGAGAGCAACATATTCGATTTGAACATTACCCGATGCATTTTTGAATGATGGATTCACTGATGTTTTGAATTGTCTCAATGATGGCATATTTAATATACCAAATGCGTCCAATCTATCTCCACACAAATCAACTAAGTTTTGTTTAGAATCTGCTGTCAAACCAAGTCCAAAAGAGTCAATTAAATAACGGAAGTCAAATGCTTCTTTATTCGTCATTGCTTTATAAAGGTTTGTACCTTTTTTAACAACATCAAGTATTTGATTTTGTCTAGTATCAGTACCATCTGGTGTAGATGCTTCTCTGATTCTATATCCTTTTAGAACTATAGACTGATAAGTGCTTACTAAGTCATCAATTTTAGTAAATCTAGTGGTTTGTTTATCACCATTGATTGTCTTAACCTTGATTGGTAAATCACAAGCTACCTCTACGTAATTTGTATCTGATGCCCACACTCTCTTACTTTGTATTCTAGCAAGTTTCTTAGGCATTTCATTCGATCTAAGTAGAGTTTCGTCATAACTAGCCTCTAAATAATCACCAACTCTAATTTCACCATATCTTCCTCTTTTTATAAGTACGATATTTGGTTGTTCAACCCAACCAGATGGTGTTTCAATCTCAACGGTTTGTTTAAAATTACCAATTTGTGATTTTATGAAGATTGTACCATTTGTAGCCAGTGGATTGTTTGTATTAACAATAGAACCTAAATATGATTGTGTACCCAATGAAGAATCTGTAAAATTAACAACTAAGTCTCCATTGTCTTTAGTATATCCTCTCAAATATAGTGGTTTGTCGTTATATTGACTATCATAACCATATACTTTAGAGATACTAACAGTTTCATCAACAATTGAAGTATTAACCTCGAATGCGTAATAGCTATAAGTACCGTTATTTAAAGAATCAACAACACCATTACTATATGAGTAAAGTAAATATGCTCTACCTGATGCTAATGTTCCATCACCACCCGCATTATCAGGAGATGAGAGTAAGTTGGCTGCTACCAAACCTCTATCATAGATAGTTCTAAATACTCCTTTGTTCAATGCTCCACCAATTAGGAATTCGTATCCAGGAACATCTACTTCAAACTCATCTGGAGCCTGAGATCCTATAAAACTATTAATTTCATCTAGAAAATCATTATTCTGACTAGCGTATGTTAAATTATTATCAACACGGAAAATAATATAATTATATCCTGTAAGTGATGCAGTAACACCAGATCCATTTATAAACTGAACTTGAACATTATCATAGATATTATTCTGAAAGAAAACATCTTCTGTTGAAATGTTACCCTGATCAAACTGAGTATAGAAATTTGAATACTTACCAACAACACCCATAGAAGCTGTTGAACCAGCAACTAGTGCAGGTAGTGTATTTTTAGTTTCAAAACCAGCATAGTCAATTAAGAACTCATCATCAAGTTTGTAGAATACTAATTCTCCCTGAGTTAAGATATCAGTGATATCTGCTGTGGTCAAACCAGTCTTTACGACAAATGACTTATCAACAGTTGTTCCTGTAGCGAAATTACTAAAAGTAACTTCAGCCAATGACTTTTTAGTAGTATTTGTCTGTGGATTAAGTAACATCAACCCTCTAGATGTTGAAGATGAATTAATGTAGGTTAATAATGTATTAAACAACTTAAATCTTCTGTATTGTTGGTAGTCAGTAACATCTGGTGTTGAATTTGTATTCAAGAATGTAACTTTGAAATCACCATCATTAAGTGGCACTTGTACAGTTGATGCAGTTGAAAATGAATAATCAGTACCAAGTACTAATGAAATAAATGCATCTGAACCACCAGGAGTACTAGTAGTCAAACCAACTGTAACATCAGTAATTGAAGGAAGATATGGACCAGAATCTATGAAACGACCACCATATTGACTAACTGTTCCCCAACCTAACACAATGTCAGTAGCTGAAACTACTGGTTTAGTTAATGTTGAACTTGTTTTCTTAGCAATGATACTTCCTTGATTATTAAGTACATAAGCGATATTATAAGACTGAGTACCTGAAGATGTTCCAATTTGTGGATAGTCTAAGTAATTCAATTCTACCGAATATGTTCCAGCAAGCGATACTAAACTACCACCTATAATAGCATAACCATTATCAGATGTAGAATCGACTAGATACTCTAAAGTTACACTTGATGTAGTAGTTGTAAAGTTACCAATTCTATAAAGATCATTTACATAACCTTCATTAAACCAATATGTTCTGTTAGCCCATTTGATATAATTTAAGTTAGTATCATCATTAGGTCCTCCAACAACACCACCTTTTACAGTTGCTGAATCATTGTAAGAGTGTGTATATGTACTCAACTTAATAGCTGAATTCGCACCAAATATAGCAGCAACATTACCTGGTCTATCTAATACTCTATTAGAAATTGTCACAGTTTCTGTTATCTGTTGTTTATAAGATAGGAAGTCAATTGAAATCTCACCATCAGCTGCAGAATCATTACCGTCTAATGACTGGTAGTATGTTGCATCGAGAGATGGAGGATTTGAAAGTAGGTTATCACTAACCAAACTATTACCAATTAGGTCAAGAAGTCCCGTAGGATAATCAGTCTCAACTAAATTGTTATTAAATGCGCAAAATAATCCAGTTCTATCAGTATCTCTGTTAATAACAGTTTCAATAAAGATATTTCTACCATTTAAATCTCTGAAATAAGGAATCAAAGAAACTCCTTCATAGTATCCTAATAGAGTAACATTTCTATCATTAGCAAAATTTCTAATCTCTGTCTTTTTAAGACCAGTAGATGAGAAGTATCTCAACCATCTTGGATCTGTTGAAAGCTCTCCATAATTTGACCATTCACCACCAACTACGATAACATCAACTAAATAGTCAGATGCTAAATCAGTAGGGAACAAATAAGGTGGTAATTTTTCCACAGAACCATACCATTCTAGTAGAGCTCTATCGAATCCAGAAACCTGAGATTTAACAACGAATACACTTATGTATCTATCTCCAAGATTTGTAAGGTTTAATACACGCTTAGTATAGTCTGCATTAACCGAAGTTAAATCAGTAAAAGATTCAGTATCTCTTTTCCAAAAACCGGTTGTGTCAAAAAACTTACGATATGAATCAGTTCTTTCAATATCATTTTTATACTGTGATGTTGTAGATAAAGATTGATATTCAATTGTATCTAACTCATCGTCAGTTAATAAGAGGTTGACAGCATACACTGGACCAGCCTCTAACATTTTGGAAATTGTTCTGTGAAAATAAGAACCCTTTCTCTCTAGTTGTCTGTCTAAAGAACCAAAAATAGTCTCAAGTTCACTAAGATTCGTTAACAACACTGCTGAGTTAACTGGACCTTTTTTAGAAAAACCGATAATCAAGTTTGGCATAGGCCCCTGAATAGGAGGACTTGTTATAATCGACTTATCAATTTCTTCTATGAAGATTCCTGGTCTTTTGTATTTACCGATTTGAATTGCCATATTAGTTATTTTTTTTTTATTTTTATAGGTTATATATTAATAGAAAAAAGTCATTTTTTTCTATTTTATATTTCTATTTGGTTAAATTTTGTATTCTTTTTTCTTCCTCCTTCATTTGAGTTTCAAAATTTGTTTTTCTTTTATCATAATTGGTTTGATCAAGATTCAACTCCTTCGTATTTTTATTAATATTAAAATCAATCTTTTTTAAGTAGTCTTGATTTTTCTTAATTTTATCTAAAATGTCGGCCTTATCTTCTGGATTAGTTACTTCTAATAGGTCGTCTTTGAGATTATAGATATTCTGTTGTATATCTATCTTACGAGACTTATCATCAGAAATACTTTTCTTTGTTTTTCTAACTCTTCTAGTTAGTCTTAATATATTCTCATATTCTTGAATATATCTATTTCTTCCTTGATCTTGTTTATTGTTCTTATAAACCGAATCCATTAGTTCCTTTCTTAAATCAACGTCATTAAGATTCTTCTTAAAAATATCATCTACCATCTGACGTTTTTGTCTAAAATCTTGAAGTGATTTTTGAATTTTTGACAATGTATCTTTATGTGTCTGTGCTGTTGCTTTATCAAGATCTGAATTAGGTTCAACCGATGATATATCATCACTTGTTATCTCTTCTTCTGCCTCAAAAACCATCCACCCTTTTATAAACTTCATACTGTATATATTAAAAAATTTATAAAAATTTAATCTATTTAAAGAATTTAGAGATTTTATCTACTTTAAACTTATTCTGTCTTTCATATTTATCCAGAAGATACCAAAGATTTCTACAAGTTCCGGAATATACATCATATGTAACATTATTAACAGCCAACTTCCAAGTAGGTTTTTTAATAACTTCAATTAGAAACTTCTCTCCCTCTATTTTAAGAGAGATAGTTATTTTAAAATCACCATAGTCTGCTAAATTATATCTATTTATCTTACCTATCATCTCAACAGTAGTATCTGTCTCTCCTTTTAGAAACTTCTCAACTTTTGCGACGATATCCTTACCTAAATCTTTATGTTCAGGTCCCATAAAAAATCTTTTGAGTCCTCTTGTAAGATCACCCTCAGAAATAAAATTACTATATCGATGTATCTTCATTATAATCTACTATTTTTTAGTATAATTTCAGCATTTGGTAATTTTGAATTTAAAGGCTCAAATTTACCACTAAGTCTTTTAGGAAAGTCCTTATAGGGTTTGTTCTCATCAACACTCATCAACACTTCTATACTTTTAACAGGATATTCAATTTTTGAAGCAGGATTCCCGGTATTCCCAGCATTATCCAATGATATATAATTGATATTACAATCGGCACCTACTTTAAATTTACCAACTATCCTTCCATAATTAACATTTAGTGGTGTCACATTGGTCTCAGGTAATTTAACTTTAGCGGTATCAAAAGCATATCCTGTTTGAGAGAAAAACATATTACCCATTTTTTTATCGGTAATAAACTCATCTATACATGCATAATAAGTTTTCTCTTTATTATCCTTATCAGTAACCTTAAATCTAAAAGATAATCCCTTAGATTCATCACCGTCTCTCTTAATAATTTCAAATAGGTCATCTCCTTTTAATCCTGAGTCGCTTAATTTGACCCATTTGGTTTTAACACTAGTTATCGCATCAGCTACCTTTCCATTTTCAGTTTGATCTTTTTCACCCTGTGAACCAGGCTTTTCTGCTATAGGAGCTAATCCAAAATATTCCTCATAGAACTTATACATTGAACCTTTATCAGTACCACCACCAGAATACATAGTGTTATCATCATTTAACTTATTAATAAATCTTAATAACATTTTACCTGGTTTACTAACCGTATCTCCTTTACCTGTTTCAGTACTTTGAAAGGAAAGTGTTGTGTTTTCTGAAAATATAGGTCTATATTTAGTATCAGCTAAAATTGAATCAACTCCAGCCTTCCATTTATCAAATATTTTAATATTTCTATACGGTCCTCCACCTGGGCTAGTAGGAGTTCCACCAGATGATGATCCCATATATTCATATTCATTAAAAACGGATACTGATACTTTACCTTCAGTTCTTCCAGAAGGAATAGCACCAGGTGTATGTAGTCTATAAGCTCGATTAAATAGTCGAATAATACTCATTACTGGATCAGCAGCATTTTGTATAAGGAGCTTACCACCTGGTCGTTCTTTTGTCTTTTTAAGTTCTTCAATCTCCACTTCCGTAAAAGATATTTTTTCTTGTATCTCCGCTGTAAAAAATTCTTCGAATTTAGTTTGTATCTCTTCTGGATTGTTATTTTTCTCAAGTAGTGAATTCACAAAAGATCCATACTTGAAAATAAATGAGGCGTTTTCTGGTTCTAGTTTTTTTTCCTCTTCTTTTTCTTCTGTATTTTCTTTCTCTTTTTTAACTGGATTGCTACTTATAGAACCCATAACTTCCTTCATTGTTTTATTAAACTCTTCAAGTGGTCGTCCTAAATCTCCCATTCCACCATATAAATTCTCTCCCTCAAATTGGAATGATCTTTTACAAAATCTTGCAATTTTTTCAGCAACAACTACAATTTTCTTATCATCAGATAAAATCTCAATACTTTCTTTATAAAGAGCATCTCTTTCTTGTATAGTTAATTTTTTATCACCATCAAGATATCTTTTTATTTCACGATAAAGTTTATAAATAGTTTCTTTATTTTTAGAATCCAGAGAAGACTTAGTAATACTACCAATAAAAGCACTATCAACACCAATACCCTTTTCTTTAGAAGATATAAGAACATCTATATCTTTTTTTAACTTAGAAAATGCTTGTTCAAGATGTGATTCACCAGATTTTATATTACCTCTATCTTCTCCACCACCAACACCAATTGTTGCCTCACTTAAAAAAAACCTTTCATTAACTTCAACCAACTTACCTTTTTCTTCTTTATAAGAACCTAAACTTATTTTTAAATCTGCCTTAAGTGTTATTTTATCTTTATCACCTGCTTTCTTAGGATCTTTATTAAAAGTATCTTGTTGACTCTTTAGAGTTTTTTGGTTTTTAGCCCAAATTTTAGCAGAATCCCATTTTAATTTATTTTCAGGATGTGCTGCGATCTTAGCAACCGTATCATTTGCTTTAGTAGTATAGACTATTTTAACTACTGTCCGCGGTGTCTCCTTATCAACTGAAACTTCTCGACCTGACTTTCCAACAGTCTTATATTGACTTAGTAATGATCCAAGTGATTTCAAATTTTTAATCATCAATGGATATACCTTTACTTTATTTTCCTCATCACCAACTTCTTCCTCACCTTCTGCACCACCTTCTTCTTCACCTTCTTCTTCACCTTCTTCTTCACCAGAATCTTCTAATCCTTCTAAGAATTCAATAAATGAATCAATAGCTTCTAAAATATTATCTTTGTCCTCTAGTTCAGATATTGAATCCACTTCGTCTCTTAATCTTTTAGCAGTATTCAATATGATAGAAACATCCTCTTCGTCATCTACTTGTTTTTTTAGAGTAGAAAAAAAAGTCCATAGTTGCAACTTCACTATTCTAGATTGATCTATATCAGCCGTTCCCTCTTCAAGTAGCCTATCAAACTCTGTTCTAAGACCACTAATCACACTATCTATTCTTTTAGCTTTGATAGCTATCCCCGCTTTTCTAGCAATTGAATTTATAAGTCTACCAATAAGTGAATCTCCCCAAGGGATATCATTAGTAATTGCTTCGTTTGTAGTATTTTTTTTCAGAAATTGATCTCTGCGTAATATTTTGCTCATAAAAAACTTTAGTTTTGTTATATATAAAAAAAAATATTTCACATTTTTTGTTTTTTAAAATTTAATTGTTATATTTGTATAACAAAATACGATAGACATATGGAAAATCTAAACTGGAATGAAATTGTTTGTATTGATCTTCGCTCATACAATGACGAATCATTAGCGATGATAGAGGAATTTTTTGGCATTGCCAACTCTGGATTCATCGATAATAAAAAAATTGGAATAAATAAAATTTACTTCATCCCAAATGGTGGAGAAGCAATTGGTTATGAAGTAAAAAAAGGATTTGAAAATAAAATTAATGGCGATTGGTACAAAGGAATATCAACAACTATTCCTCTTTCTAGAAGAGAACTAAAAAGATTATCTGAAATTAAACCATTAGATTTCTATAAACTGCGTAAGGAACTAAATAAAGTTGCTAGGAGTGTAGAAAATTCTGAATCAGTTCCTGAAGTTGAGGTTCAAGATGAAGTTGAGGTTAAAACCGAAGTTGAAGAAGTTCTCGAACTAGATCCTATTTTAGAAAAAATCTCAAAATTTGGTGTCACTTCTCTAACAAAAAGAGAAAAAGATTTTCTTGATAATTTATAAAAATAAACCGAAGATAACTCTTCGGTTTTTTTATTAAAAACCTATTTTACTTTTTTACCATAAAAATTCATGAATATATAAATCAAGATTGAATATTTTTTTATGAGATACAAAGAGTTAAAAATTGATGGGAAAGTCTTAACATCACAAAGCAAAATTGACTCTGCTTTAGAATCCAATGGATTTTATTGGATAGTTGATTCAGAGATTGAGAACGCGGTTCTCGAAATAACTAAAAACACACTTATTTGGCACAATGGAACATTTTACAATGGAAAGTGGCATTATGGCATTTTTAAAGATGGTATTTTTAATGGAGTTTGGATTAATGGAATTTTTGAAAATGGAATATTTAGAGGTAAATGGGAAAGCGGAATTAGAAGTAATCAATAATTGATATAAAAATTAATTTTTTTTATGAAAAAGAAAAGAGTAGCTGAGATGATTGAATACAATGTATGGTTTGATCAATTAGTTAAGATAGGACATAACAAAGAAGAATATTTCTTTGAAGTTGGATCAAAAACTACAAATGACTTAGCTGAAGGAGTAGTATTACTTATGAAATCTAAAAAATATGATGAAAATGATCAGTTTTGGAAAATAGAAGTAAGAGATATAAACTATTATAATATTTCTCCAGATAAATCACTTTACTGGTTATCAGGCGGTGATTATGAGTGGAGAGAAATGAATAACTATAAAAAAACTTGGTTCGAGTCTTCACTTATGTTTCAAGAAGAATTTGGGATGAAAATAATAAATATATTAAAAAAATCTAAAACACTAAATGATATAAGGATTGAGTTTCTAAAAAATCTAAATTTAATGACTTTATATGAATTCGCTTTAGAAAACGAAATAGCATAACAAATTAAAATCCATCTGATTAATCAGATGGATTTTTTTATATATACACATATGAACGCACATTTCATTGATATAGATATCATAATAAATACTGACTCAAAACCGTGGATAATTGATAAGTCAAATCCAAATATACCAATAATGAAAATAGAAACTTCTGATTTCAATGTTTTCAAATCCGGTATTTTAAGATCTCAGAATAATAAAATCAGTTTTAATGGTAAAGACTTCTGGTTATCTAATGATTTTATGAATAAACTAAAGATAAAATCGAAAAAATATAAATTTGATATGTCTAATTTAGGAATATCAATGCAAGAATTTCTCAATCATGATGTAATTGAAAATATAGAGTTTAAATTAGACCTATCGATATTCAATACAATTATTAATACAAATGATGATATCTATATAATTTGTTCTAAAAATACAAAATCTAATTTTGAAAAACAGATATCAAAACTAGAAGAGAAATTAGAAGAAATAGGATTAAAAATTAAAAAATATTACTATATCTCTGAAACATTCTATAATAAAGATGAAGATAGAATTGCTTATCTAAAATCTAAATTACTTATACAACATTTATTAGGATTAAAAACAGATGGTGATATATTCACAAATGAAGAGATTGATAATTATAATCAAATCACATTCTACGATGATGATTTGAAATCCATACAAATATGCAGAGATATTAACACAGTTTTAGAAAAATTACTTCTAAAAACAGATAATAATATTAAAATTATAGTAAAAGATAAGATAAAAAATGATGATAATTTTATTCTAATAAAAGAATATACACATAATAAGTCTTTTAAATTTAAAGAATATAATGTTCAATTGGAATATTCCAATATAATTAAGAGTTTTGAAGGATTTAAAAATAGATAGTATTAGTTTTTCTTCTTTTTCATCGCCTCACTAATTAAATCATTTAACTTTTTACTATCCACAATAGTACCATCAGGATCATCTTTAGATGTGTCAGATGATTTCATTGTAGCAGCAACCTCAGTTAAATCATCTCTAAACTTCTTATAATATTGTTCCAGTTCAGTTCTTTGTGAAGATGAGAATTTAGAGTTCTCTCTTATCTCACGTATTGTTTGGTTAATGACCTCGTGCATTCTAGCAGAATTGTCACCATTATCAACCTGACGCATCTGAGTTAGGAAATTCTTTCTAGTCATCTTAGAAAGGAAAAGTGTTTCTGCATAAACAATTGCGTCCTCACGCAGTTTGTTTTTTATATAAGGATGACTCTTTAAATCACCAAAATCTCCTAAATAAAGATCAACAAGTGATTCTATAACCTCCATACCTTTTTGAGCGACTACTGTTAGATCAGAATCGTAGTCATAAAGTTCTATTTGACCAAGATCTGGTAAATCATCAAGTTTTGCTAGGTGATTTGCTATATCGAAGTCTCTATTTTCCTCTTGAATCATATCGAATTCATCATTTATCCTGTTGTGTTCCTTTTGTGATTTTGACATTGTACCCATAATTAATGTATATATACTAAAAATTACCACACATCTAAATTTTCAAAAAAATTAAACATTATGTCAAGACAAATAATTTGGACAACTAAAATGGTTGAAGAAGCGACTGATAAACTGAGTAATGGATTTATACTAAAAAGAATAGAGAATCCATTTTTCGAAAATGTTATAGGCCTTAGATCATCTGGATTAACATTTAAAATGTCAAATGATGAACAGGAAGAATATATTAAATGTGCTCTAGATATTCACTATTTCGCTAGAACATACTGTTACATTAAAGGAGAAGAAGGACAACCAATAATAATACCTCTAAGAGATTATCAAAATGAAATATTAGATAACTTTTTTAATAATAGATTCAACATATTAATGGCGAGTCGTCAGATTGGTAAAACAATTTGTTCATCAATAATGATGTTACACTATGTTCTTTTTAATAATAATAAAAATGTATTAGTAACAGCTAATAAATTAGATACAGCAGTCGAGGTGTTAGATAAAATAAGGGAAATTTATCAGAGATTACCATTTTTCCTTCAACAAGGAATAATAAACTGGAATCAAAAGTTTATGGTTTTTGAGAATAAGAGTAGAATTAAAGGATTTGCAACAACAAAAACATCATCAATAGGTCAAACCGCTGATTTTTTATATTTAGATGAGTTTGCTTATCTACCAGATAATATTGCAGATAAATTTTACAAATCGGTATTTCCAACCGTATCAAACATAGAAAATTCTAAAATTATTATAACATCAACACCTAATGGATTTAATCTATTTCATAGGTTATTAAGTGATGCTGAAAAACCAGAAGATGAAAAATCATCATATTGTGCCAAAAGAGTTTATTGGTGGCAAGTTCCGAAAAGATTCTCAACTTATATTAGATTAAATCCTAAGAAAGTACAGGAACACGGAATAGACAGAAATGAATTACTTAAATATTTAATTGAAAAATATCCAAAGAATGAACACTATCTAAGATATAATGACGAATTAAAAAAATGGGTAATAACGACCTTAAATAATAGTGATTGCACTGAGGAAAATATTTTATCAGAAAGTTTTAATGGATTTAGATTATTAGAATTCGCCGATATAACCACTTGGAAAAAAGAAACTATAAAAGACATAGGAGGTGAAGAAGCATTCAATCAAGAATACGATTTAAGATTTATAAACTCATCTAGAAGTCTTCTAAGCGAAACGTTGATTGATAAAATGACAAAAAATAAAAAGGCATATGAATGGGAACCTCTAGACGAGTTTGAAAAACTTAAATTCTCATATCAAGATTTGAAATGGATAAAAGATGATGAAGTCTATATGCCAATTCAAAGAAGAAATCAAAAAATTATTATATCGGTTGATGTTGCTGAAGGATTAGGTCAAGACTACTCAATAATTAACATATTTAAAATTGATGTCAAATCAAAAGAACTCATTGAACAACAAAAACATAAATATAAGTCTATTGTAGATTTCTTCAGATTAGAACAAATAGGAATGTATAGAAATAATCTTGTATCTGTACAACAACTATCCGAAGTACTATACATACTAGCATTTGAATACTTTAATCCAGATAATGTGAAGATTGTACTTGAGATTAACGCATATGGAAATGAACTACTAGCTCATTTACCTCAGGTATTTGATGGTAGGAATGACTATGGATCATCTATATTCTTTAGATTTAAACACAGAGCAGATGCCACAGAAGAAAAAATAGGACTTAAAGTTGGTGAGAATAAAAACCTACTAGTTAAAGAGTATCAAGATAAGATGGAAGACCAGTCAATTATAATAACAAATGAGGTAAATATTAATGAGATAACAACTTTTATAAAACATACAACAAATGCTGGAAATACTAGATATGCAGCAGATGGTTCATCACATGATGATACGGTTATGACGATTGTAGATATGTGTGCTATTTTTCAAAAAAATGATTTTAAACAAATAGTAGAAGAATATGCTGAAACAGTTATAGATAAATCGTTATTTAACTACATAAATGATACAATAAATACATTGGAATATGTTGAACCTGTTAATTATTCACAACTTTTAGAAATTAGGAGGAAAAATAAAATTCAATATAAATACAAAAGTGATATAATACAAAAAAATATAGATAATCCATTCAAAAATAATAACTTTTTATGAAAAAAATAGAAATAATACAAAACGTTGAAGAAATCAAAGATATAGAATTGGTCAAATTGACTGAATATCAACTATTAGATCTAATCAATAAAGATGGTCTAATAGAAGTTTTAACAAACTACGAAGTCCCTGAAGATTTTATACTAAAATGGGGTCCTGGTGATTCCGAATTTAGTGGTATTGATAAATCGATAGTCATATCAATAATGAATCTTTCCGAAGATTTTATAAAAGCTGCACTAATTATTGAGTATTTTACTCTTGATGATATTTCCGAATTAAATATGAGCACATATTCTGGTTTATCAGAAGAATTTATCAATGAGTATGAAAGTTATATAAATTGGAGTAGAATGATATTATATCTATCATCTTCTGATAAAATTGAAAATATTGAAAAATTTGAATCAATTATTGAAAAACATAATCTATGGAATCTTATAAGCGCAAACGCACTACCGATAGATTTTATAAGAAAAAATAAAGAAAAAATAGACTGGAAGATAGTATCAATTGTAAATGAATTCACAGAGGAGGAAAAGACCGAATTCAATGATCTAATCATAAAATATACTGATGTAGTTCCAAATCTGGATGAAATCGATGAGGTATATACAGTAAGTGATATTAGAAAGCTAATAAAATTATCAAATGCTAATCAAGATCGGGACATCATTGTGAGCAGTACTGAAGATCTAAAATCTAAACTAGATAGAGTAAATAAAGTCGAAGAAGAGAATTTAAGATTTGAGGTAAAACATAAAATTGAAAGATTAACGAGAGAAGATCTCTTAAAGATTAAGGAAACTATAAGACAATCTGAAACAAAAAAGTCCTCATAAGAGGACTTTTTTGTTAGTTAGCTTCCATTGTAACCGATAACCCGGCATTATCCAGTTTTTGTTTCATTTCAGAAATTTTTTCCAAGTCACCATACTTAACATCACACTCACCTTTAAAGTGAACAATATGAGCACATTGGTTTGCTTGCTCAAATTCATGTCCACATATTTTAACAAGACAAGTTATAACCCAATCAAATGAATTATAATCATCGTTGTGTAAAATTAACTTGTAAGGACTAGCTAGTATTTCCTCAACTTTAGTTGAACTTTTCTTTTTAGTAATTGTTGCCATATTAATTATTATATATTTTTTGTGTTTTGTTTATTACATCAATGATGATAATTTGACAATTTTGTGTTGTCGCCCAATCTCCAAATTTATCCAAATGTTCTTGTCTATCATCATACATAATGAATGAATTTGGTTTATGTAACTTTATAAGATTCTCAAAAAGTCTTTTTTTAAATAAAAAGGTATCCATACCTGGATTACAATGTACTTCATCAAACTCTAACTCATATAAATCCAATACCTTCTGAACATCCTTTTTCAATTTATTCAATCGACCTGTTGCTAACACAACATACGAATCTAGATCGGATATATGTTCTAAATAATCAGTATAAACATCACTATTTAGTGGAATTTGAAAAACATTCAAATCAAGTGATTCTCCTCTACCCCACCAACCTGTATGCGGCCATTCATTACCGGTCTTATTTTTAAATAAGACCTTACCAAGTTCTGGTTCAGGAGTATGACACATTGTACCATCGAAATCAAATGAAACTACTTTTTCCATTAAAGAGATAATTTATTAAGATATATATATATTATATACAAATATATCAAAAAAAAATAATACAAACAAATGTTAAATAAATTTTTTCACTATTTTAGTTTTAAAGACATAACTCTAATTATTATGACATCTCTATGTATATTCATGTTCATAAGTTATATAAATACATCAAATTCTAGTAAATCAGAAATAAAGAGGATTGAGCAAGAGAGTAAAGAGATACAAAAAGAAAGAAACAGACTCACTATTGAGAATATTAGACTAAAAGTCGAAGAAAAGAATATTCAAAAAAGAATACAAAAATATCAATCAAGCATAGATTCTGTACAAAATCTACTAAATTCTAAGCAAGTTGAATTAAACTATGCACTTGGTAAATTAAAAAAGAATAAAGAACAGTTAGAAAAAACCAAAAAAGAAATTGAAAAACTTCAAAAAAATCCTATAAAAAGAAAAGGTAACGAATTATTAAACTCGATAAAAGAAAAAACAAAATAATTATGAAAAATATACTACTGACTATACTAATCTTGATAATACCTACTTTATCATTCTCACAAAATCGTGATCTACCTCAATATTTCATTGAAGGTGGTGATACCATCGGTATTTTACTATCAATTGAACAAGTTCAAAAGCTTGATAATAACTCTCAACTATTAGATTTATTCAAACAACTTCAAATTGACTGTGATAATATTGAGACCAGTTATGCCGGAGTAATTAATAAATGTAATGAAAAAATTGCATTGTTAGAATTAAATTTATCAGATTTAAAAAATCAAAGTCTAGAAAAAGATGATTTAATATCAAATCTAAAAACTCAATTATCAAACTCGGAGAGTAATAAATCACTATGTGATGAACAAATAGTTAAAAAAGATAAAGAAATATCTCTTCTAAAATCTGATTTAAGAAAGGAAAAGTTTAAAAAATGGGTCAGCACCGGTGGTAATGTAATATTAGCAGCAGCCGCGGTGTTTTTATTACTTAAATTGTAAAAAGTGAGTTTTAAACTATAATATATAACTAATAAAAAATATTTTTGTTAAGATGAAGCATCTAAGAAAATTTGAAAAACACAGAAACTTGAGAAAATCATCAGTTGAAGTAAAAAACACTGTCAATGAGTCCGTTCTACAAGTTAATGATATCTACAAAGTAAGAGTTTTGGTAGATGTTCCACAATCACTAGTTAATTCTTATGTGAAGAAAGCAAAAGATGAGTTAGGTAAAAACGTTCGTCAATTTTACGGAGACATGGATATAGCTGAAGAATTGGTTAAAAACGTCGTAATGGCAGGACTAACAATAGATACTATACCAGCAACTTCTCTAGTTGGTGGAGAGTCACAAACACAGGCACAAGCTCAAGGACAAGCTCAACCTCAATCTCAAGCACAGGTTCAAGTACAAACAGAACCTCAAGGACAGGCTCAAGGACAAGCTCAAGGTCAAGGACAAGCTCAAGGTCAAGGACAAGCTCAAGGACAAGGACAAGGTCAAGAACAGACTCAAGGTCAAGGACAGGCTCAAGGTCAAGGTGAATTTGAAGAAGTAGAAGAGGAAGAAAAAGAAGAGGAAGAAAAAGAAGAAGGTGAAGAAGAACTTCCAATTTAATTAGT